CTAAAAGATAGAATTTTAGCAAATACTAATCTTGGAAAAGTTAGACAAACTAATTTAAAAATAGCAACAAAACAAGCAGAAATAGAAAAAGTAATAGCAGATATAGCACTTGCAAGAGTAACTTTAGAAGATGCCGCAAACAAAGAAGACGCACAACAAGCAATAACAGAACTACAACAAAGATTAGGATTATTGCAACAACAAAAAAGTGTATTAGAGGACAGTATCAGTATAACAGCACAACTAGGAAAAGCTTTTTCAGAAAGTTTTGAAAAATCACTTACTTCTTCAATACAAGGATTACTTGATGGAACAAAAAGTTTAAAAGATGCATTTAAAGACATGACAAGAGCAGTATTAAATGCAATGGCACAAATACTTGCTCAACAAATGGCTCTTAGAATTATGGGAAGCATGTTTCCTGGAGTAGGAGGAAGACAGGGTGGAATAATGAGTGCTCCAGGATATCGTTCATATTCAATGGGAGGTGTAGCAAGTGGACCAAACTCTGGATATCCTGCTATGCTACACGGAACAGAAGCAGTTGTTCCACTACCAAATGGTAGAAGTATCCCTGTAGAAATGCAGGGGGGTGCAGGAAGTGTAAATAATGTAGTTATAAATGTAGATGCAGGTGGAAATGCTTCTTCAACGTTCAATGAAGAACAAGGAAAAGCACTAGGTATGGCAATACAGGCCTCTGTAATGGAAACAATACAAAGAGAGAAAAGACCTGGAGGAGTTTTAAGTTAAGATGGCAACAGCAATAAGACAAAATGGCGGAGCAAATATAACAGGATTTTCAGCAGCTGTGCCTGTAGATAAAGGGTTCACTCGTCAAAATACACCAAGAATTCATGCAGTAAGTTTTGGAGACGGCTACGAACAAAGAATCGCAGACGGAATAAATACTTTAGACCAAACTATGAATGTATCTTTTAGTACAAGACCAAAAGCAGAGATAGATGATTTAGTTGCTTTCTTTGAAGGACTAGGTGGAGTAACTAAATTCGAAATGACTATTGATGATACAAACGGAGCCGAAACTATAAAAGTAACTTGTAAAACTTGGGCACAGACATGGGCATATGATAATTTTTATAGTTTAAGTGCAACTTTTCAAAGGTGTTATGAAGCATGACGGAAAAGATTGCAGTAAAACAAGTTCAAAGTTTAGAACAATCATCTGGATTAGTAAATCTATATGAGATAGAAATAGATAGTTCAGGAACTAAAGCATTCTTTGCGCCTCAACTTGATTCAGATTTAGCTGCCGTACAAATGTATGACTTTGATAATAATTCAACTCTTAGAACATATGCAGCAATACCTATACAAGCAGAGCAATTTGAAGTAAAAAGCACTGGTCCAAGTGCAAGACCTGTCATTACTTTTTCCAATGTTACAACAGATTTTTTATCAGCAATCGGTAATCAAGATTATCAAAATTTAGTTGGAAAAAAGTTTTTTAGAAGAAGAACTTTAGCTAAATATTTAAAAGATGGAAGTGCCGACCCTGGCTCAGGAAATACCCCGATAGAGTTTCCAAGACAAACCTGGGTTATTGATAGAGTAGAACAAGAAAGTGCACTAGAAATATCTTTTGAATTAGCAAGTCCATTTGCTACTGAAGGATTAACACTACCATATCGTGTAGTAGGACACAATGCATGTCCTTGGCAGTATCAAGGGGCAAGCCCTTCAAAAACTGAGGCGAATAGAAGAGGTGGGTGTACTTGGCACGAAGAAAATAAATATAGAATAGGAAGTACAATTTATACTGTAAAAGTAAATCAAGACGACGAATATATTGTTCCTTCTACAACAACATTTACTACTTACAGTTCAGGAACAAAAGCTGCAAATAGTTATCATAAAAATACTACTACTTTAGGGACTTCAAGTGGAGTTAGAAGATATAATAAAGACGGAGATATAGATACTTCAGCAGACGGTGGAACAGTTACTAATTTTTGGCAGGCAGTAAGAAGTACAAGTGCAGCACCTTCTGATTCATCAGCAGATTGGCAAAGAATCAGGGTTCACACAACATATAGTAATAGTACTACTTATTTTGCATATACTGATGATAGCTATAATGATTATGTTATTCCAAGTTCTGGAACTATACAAGTTTGGAAAGCAAAGAAAACTCATGTAGGAAATAGTCCTGGTTTTGGAGAGTTTTGGGAAAGAGGAGACCTTTGCGGAAAAAGACTTTCTTCTTGTCAATGTAGATTTGGATTCAAACCTATAAGTTCTGGAACAGCAAGTAGTACAGGACAAGCTATAAAAGATACTAAAAAATATTTACCATTTGGAGGTTTCCCTGGTGCAAGAAAGTTTAAATAAATTATTACCAGAAATATATAGTCATATGGAGAAAGAGGCACCTCGTGAAGGTTGTGGACTTATAGTTCAGAAAAATGACAAAATAAAATTTATTTCTGTAGAAAATAAAAGTGATGATGAAAATTCTTTTTATATTGACCCAAAAGAATACGTTCGTCACTCAATAATTTCAAAAATATTATATGTAGTCCATAGTCACTATAAGCAAGATTGTCGTCCAAGCGAGCACGATAAAAATTCATCAAAAGTTTTAGGTATACCATATTTAATTGTATCATTACCTGAAAAAGGAGAATATATTTATGACCCAAGTTAGATTACTGGGAGAGTTAGGAGAAAAATTTGGAACTGAGTGGACATCTCAGCAGTCTTCTGTGCGTGAAATATTAAAACTAATTGATTGTCAAGTTGATGGATTCAAAGAATATCTCGGCGAATGTCATGAAAAGAATGTTCAATTTAGTATACAAAATGGAGACGATTTTATAGAGGAGTTTGAAGAACTTGGACTACAAGGAATTGTAAAAGATACTTTAATTATAACTCCAGTACCTGCAGGTTCAGGAAAAGGATTAGGGAAGCTTATAGCAGCAGCACTATTAATTGCTGCTTTTATATTTATGCCAGGAAGTGCAGGAATGTTTGCAAATGTAGGTGCACAGGGCACACTTATGACAAGCTCAGGAACTATGATGGCGGCATCACAAGCAAGTATTGCTCAACTTGTGGGAGGAACATATCTTGCAGGAGGCGCTGGAGCAACAGCAGTAGCAGGTGCTACAGTTGGTTTAAATTTTGCAGGTATGGCAGTAGCAATGCTAGGTGTAAACTTAGCATTTATGGGACTAGCAGAAATGTCCGCACCCGATGCAGGAGGAATGGAATCTGACCCAGCATTTTTATTTAATTCAGCAAATAGTAATGTTGAACAAGGACAACCTGTACCAGTTTTATATGGAAGATTAAAAATAGGTGGAACTCCTATAAGTCAGGGATTTCAAGCAGGAGACTTAAAAAATTCAGACACAGTTTATGATACTGATGGAGAAGAACCCATAACAAATTATGGAGACGCAAATGCAACAAATGCTTATGATGTAATTACTAAATCAACTACAACAAGAAGAGGAGGCGGAAGAACTAGATAATGGCAGATTATACATCATCACCACCAGGAGTAAAGACTGCATCAGACAGGGCAAATCCAGATAAAACTCAGCAATGTCTCACTTATGATATATTATCAGAAGGAGAAATTGAAGGATTAGAAAATGATTTAGCTTCTGTTTTTATAAATGATGTTCCAATTATTGATACAAACGGTATAGAGGTAATAAAACCTAGAAATACTACCGTAGATACAACTTCAAGTTCAGCAACTATAACAAGTTCTGTTTTTGGAACAATAAATGGACTATCAAGTAATAATGTTTCAGGGCTTAGTTTAGGAACAAGAACTGTAATGGTAGAAAAAGCAGGTAAAAAAGGAACTGGAATTGCTTCCGGTACTGCAGGAACTCAAACTATAACAACAAGTAGTAGTTTTTTTACCGCTGCTTTACTTACAAGTATAAGAAACGCACAAGCAAGAGGATTTATTAGGGTCGCAGGAGCAGGACCAAATGGAATAGATTTAGTTACTGGAGCTACTTTTGATAGTACAACTCAAATAACTACAGATGACTATATTGCAACAACAGTTTCAAGCGCTGATATTTTTATAGATTTAGTTACTACTATTAGTAGTATTTCTAGTAATACAGCAACTTTAGCAAGTGCACCACAAGTATCTTTAACTGGAACAAATGTAATAATTTCTCCTCCTAAAATGAGTCAAAATAAAATAGATGACTTACATAACATAGAAAAATTTAAGTTCGGATTAAATAGAGGACATTTATTACAGCCTCCAATAGTTATAGATACAAGTTTTGGTCAAGCTTCAGTTATTACAAGTCCAAATATAGAGTTAGAACAAAATGATTTAAGGTCAAATGTAGGAACAACAGGAAATTTAGCTGCTAACTATAATAATACTGAATTAGATGAGCCCTCTCAAGCAGAAGGAACTGCTGCAGATACTTTACTTACTGCTGCTTTTCTTGAAGTTTCAAACCCATCAGAAATTGATGAAATACATTTAACTTTTCAATTTGCTGCCTCTCATGCTCTAAAATCCTCTTCAGGAGCAAAAGGACCCTCTTTTGTTGAATTACAAATATTCTTTGAGTATAGCACAGATGGGGGAAGTAGCTATACTTCTGAACTTATTTTTGGACCAACAGCTAACGAAATTATGACTCGTACTGGACGTAGAGGTAGAAATGTAAACTTTTTTATTAAAGGAGGCATTGTTGGAAAAGCAGAAGTAAGTAATGGATATGTTAAACCTTCTAAACAACAATATACTCCTTTTATAGAAGAATTTGTAATTAATGCAGAACAATTTCAACCATATGATGATTTCAGAATTAGAGTTAGAAGAATAAATGATGTAAATCCTAAAGATAGTAGTTTTCAACATACGAATCCCTGTGTATTACAAACTGTTGAAAGTATTTCAAAAGATAAACTAATATATCCGCATACTGCATATGCAGCACTTGGTTTTAATGCAAAAGACTTTGATGGAAAACTACCACAAAGAGCATATACTTTAAAAGGATTAAAAGTACAAGTTCCAACAAATTATCGTACTCGTGATGAAACAGGAGGCGCAGCAGCATACACTAGAAACGTTACTACAGGAGCAACAGAGAGTGGGTATCAAAACTGGGACGGTAATTTTAGAGGAGATAAAACTACTTTTAATGCATCATCACCAAACTTTAAAAAAGTATACACGGATAATCCAGCATGGATTTTTTATGACTTAGTAACAAATGAAAGATATGGTTTAGGGCAGTTTATTGATAAATCTCAAATTGACATCTATGAATTATTCAGGATTGCAAAATATTGTGACGAAGAAGTTCCAGATGGAGAAGGAGGAACTGAACCAAGATTTAGTGCAAATGTTTATTTATCAAAAGGTGGAGAAGCAACAAAAGTTTTAAAACAATTTACAAGTATATTTAGAGGCTTTGCACTGTGGAATGACGGTCAATTAACATTTTCTATTGACCGCCCACAACAACCTGTATATACATTTACAAAAGGAAATATAGAAGGAGGAATATTTACTTACGAAGGGACAGGAGATAGAGTAAGAACTAATCAAATTAAAGTAACTTGGAACGACCCACAAGATAATTTTAGACAGTCAACAGAGTATGTAGAAGACTATCAATCAATAGCAGAAACAGGAAGAATAGTAAGAGCAGAACAACTAGCTTTTGGTTGCACTTCAAGAGGACAAGCGCACAGATTAGGAAAATGGAAATTATTTAGCGAACAAAATGAAAAAGAAACAGTAAGTTTTACTACTGGTCTAAACGCAGTAGGATTAAAGCCTGGAGATATAATTAATGTTCAAGATGCAGATAGAGATAGAAGTTCATATTCAGGTAGAGTATCGAACACAGGCACAAGGTCTACAACAGTAATACCACTAGATAGAAGTATAAGTTTGCCTTCTTATAGTAGTGATTTTAAACACCAATTATTTTTAATCTATCCAAAAGGAGGAGCTTATTTAGCACAAGAATCTGCAACAATAAGTAGTGTAGTTTATTATGAAGGCGATTTAATACCTAGCATTACTTCTTCGGCTGATGCATCAAATTTAAAAGATGATAGTAATAATTTAGTACAAACTACATGGTCAGAAAATTTAAGAGTAGAAAAACAAGAAGTTACAACTTCTGCAGGCACAGTTAGTTCTCTTACTGTTGGAAGTGCGTTTAGTGCCACTCCTGATGCAGAAGTTATTTGGGCATTAAAATTATTTAATACAGAAGGAAAAGAGTTAACAGGCTCAACAAAAGAATATAAAATAATATCAGTATCAGAAAAAGATAAACATAAATTTGATATTGTTGGAGCAAAGTATTTTAAAGGAAAATTTGATGCCATAGAAAGAGGTTTTGAACTTAATGCACGACCTACAAGCGATTCTCCTACCTTTGAAGAAGTTGTTCCCGCCCCTACTAATTTAGTAGTAAATGTAAGACCTATTGATACCACATCAGTAGAAAGCGGAGAAGAAGGAACAGCAAGCGGACATGAAGCAATAATTACATGGGACTTTCCTGTTAATAGTAATGGAACTAGATATAAATTTGCAAATGGTTTTAAATTAGAACATAATTTTAATGGTGAACTAAAAACTGAAAATCTTGGAACATCAAATCAAAGTTTTTCTCATACAATTAAACAAGCAGGAGAATATTTTATAAGAATAAGAACTATATCAAATGTAGGAACAGTTTCACAACCTATAGTTAGAAATGTTACTATAAATGAAAGTGAATTATTACCTCCGCTTCAATCAAGATTTGAATCTTTAGCAAGAGGAGGAGATGTAAATCAAACATTTACTATAGCTGCAAACGGAACAATATCACTTGGAAATAGTACTTATACTTTAATTTCTCCTCTAAGAGAAATATTTTCAAATACTTCAACCACTGCGTCAACTCATTCACAAGCTTTTGCAGGTATGGGAGCAAGTGCAGAAGCCTATATGCTTTTTGATGCAAGTGATTCTACAGATAGATTTAAGGCAGTTCAAGCCCATACCGATAGTACGGGCACAGTTCCAATAACTTATATAAAAGAAGTGGGCGCTTCCAATAATGGTCTTACCGCAGGCTCAGGAACTGTATCAGTTAATAGATTTTCAAACCAAGTAGATGGTAGTAGTACGGCATTTCTTTCTGAATTTAATGCAGGAGATATAATACAAGTTGCAAATGGTAGTTCTACAACAAGAACAACAAGTGGAGCAGTCACAAGCTCAACAGCAGTAACTCTTTCAAGCACAAATAGTGCCATTGAAGTAGGACAAACAGTAACAGGAACAGGAATAGTTGGTCCCGTATATGTAGAAGCAATATCAGGAACAAGTTTAACACTTTCTTCAAAACAAACAATAGGAGATGGAGTAACTTTAACTTTTACTCCTAAAACATTCTTTGGAAAAGTTAGACAAATAGATTCAAATACTCTACTATTTTTAGATGAAATAGTACAAAGACCATATTCAGGAAGTGCAGTAAAGAAACAAAGTTTTGTTCCTGATGTCGCAAGAGATTTTATATTAGCAAAAGTAATAACTGATGGTTCAACAAACTATAGTATTAGTGAACAGTATGTAGCAACAACAGGTGTACAAGGCCCCCCAGGAGATCCTGGTGCAACAGGACCAAGAACTGTAGTAACAAGACTTAACTTTGGCTCAAGTAGCAGTAGTGCACCAACAGCTCCAACTTCAAGCAATACAAATACTTTTAATTTTAGTACAGCAACTTTTGATAATATACTAAGTGGTTGGTCACACTCTACACCAACATATGCCTCTGGAAATTCAAATAAATATTGGTATATAGATGTAACTGTTGTAGAATCAACTTTTGGTGGAACTCAAACATTAAGTTTTGGAAGCGTAACTCAAGCCATTGGATTTAGTGGATTGGTAACTTTTAGTGATGCTAACACAATTACAGACGGTACTAATACAAAAGTTCCTATAGTAGCGTCAGAAGTAAATGGAAATGTAACTTCTATTAGTGGAGGAGTAATTAGCACAGGAGTTATTAATTTAGCAACAACATCAGGAATGGCAATAAGAGCAGGAAAATCAAGCTCTACAGATACTGCAACAGGATTTTATTTAGGAAATGACTCAGGAAGTACAACCCCTAAATTCTCAATAGGAAGTTCTACAAAATTCTTAAAATGGGACGGAAGTGAACTAAGTGTAAATGGAAATACAGTTTCAGCAGGAGGTTTATCACTTACTTCTGGAACAACATTACCTCGAATAAGATATGTAGATGGTTCAGCAGGTTCAACTTTAGAAATGGTTGTTGGTACAGATACAGATGATGATTTTTTAATTTCAACAGGTGCAGTTGTTCCTGCATATACAAATGGGGTATTAAATAATGCAAGTTCAATTCGAGGTTTTGCTGTTTATGGAACAGGAAGCGTAGAATTTTATGGGAATAGAGTAAATCCAGGAAGTACAAATACAGTAAAATTAGGAGATATTTCTGTATCTCAAGTTTGGGAACAAGTTGATATAGGAACTGGAGGCCTTTATCTTACTTCAGGAACTCCAGGCGCTACTACTAATAGACTTTATAATAATAGTGGAACTTTATTTTGGAATGGTTCTCAACTAGCAACAGGAGGAGGTGCTAATAATAGTACAATCACACTGACTGGGCAAGGAGGAATTAGAATTGGGTCAGAAACTAGTCCTACAACTACAAGTGAAACCTTTACTCTTAATCAAAGTTCGACAGAAAATATAAGAATTAGATTAAATGACTCAGGAGTAACTGCAGGAACTTATGGAAGTACTACAGTTGTACCTCAATTTACAGTAGATGCTCAAGGAAGAATTACAAGTGTCTCTAATCAAAACATAAACTTTAGTGGAGTAAGTGCAGGAACAGGAATAGATGTTTCAGGTAACACAGTCACTCTTGATTTAACTGACGTAGGTTTTGGAGGTGGAGCAAATAGATTAATCACAGATGATGGAGATGGAACAGTAACATCCGAATCAAACCTAACATTTAATGGTAGCAGTCTAAGTATAACGGGCGCAGTTGTTGCTTCAGGAGATGTAACTGCTTTTTCTGATGAAAGACTAAAGAAAGACATAAAAACTTTAAAAGGTTCAAAAGTATATGAAATGAGAGGAGTAAGTTTTATTAAAGATAATAAAAAGGGCAGCGGAGTGATTGCGCAAGAACTTGAAAAAATAGCACCTGAATTAGTATCAACAACTGATGAAGGAATAAAATCAGTAGCTTATGGAAATATTACTGGATATTTAATAGAAGCTATAAAAGAATTAAAACAAGAAATAGAGGAGTTAAAAAATAAATAATGCCTCTTCAATCATCAGGAACAATAAAAATAAGTGAATTAGCTACTGAATTCAATGACTTAACTCCTAACTCTTTATCAGAATTTTATAGAGCAGGAGGAAAAGTACCAGATATTGCTGCAAATTCAGGTGTGCCTACATCAGGTGCAATAAGTTTGAGCGATTTTTATGGAACACAAGCAACAAATCCTGTACCTTCAGGACAAGGAATGCTTAAATTTAAATTCTGGGCAGGCACTTATACCAATAATCTCGTGAGGTGGACTTTCGATGGTAGTACAAGCAGTAGAAATGAATTAGTTGATAGTACTGAATTTCAATTTTACTATCGAAGTGTTACAGATTTTAATAATTCTCAACCTGCTGGATTTGCTGATGCAAATCATACAGAATATACAGGAGGAAGTACACAGAGGTATCTTAATGAAGGCATTACAAAAATAGAAGTAGGCACAAACTCTTTTAAAATGTATGGAGAAGCAGCAGCTGAAACAGGTAAATTATCAGGAGGAACTGCTCCCTATGCTTGGTGTGATGAATTTGCTGATAATAATTCAAGAGTAAAAATAGCAGATTCAGATAATAATGTTTTAATTAATGTAACTTTAGGAAATGCTTCATTTAGTACAGATGATTGTACGGATAATTTTATTTATTCTTGGACTGTATCAGGAGCTTTAAACTCTTTAAGTTTAAGTAATGCTACTCAGAATACAAAAATATTTACAATATTTGTAGAGGAATAAAATGAATATTATAATTTTAAACGGATTAAAAGATTCTTATAAACATCAAGCTTTAGAAAGAGTTAGAGAAAATTATACTTGCACAAGAACTCAAATGAGTGGTTGGAGTTATACTACAGACAATACTATTTGTTTTATACATACAAAATGTCAACCATGCGATAGTAATGATACTTTATACTCAAAGCATTTAATAGTTTTAGATGAATTTCTCACTTTTATGACAAATGCAACTTATAGTAAAGTTATTTTATGTGGAGCAAACTGGGGGATAGATTTAATTTATGATAAAACTATATCTTCTTCGGAGCAAACAATTCCTACTCAATGGCAAACAATAAAAAGTAATAATACAATTACAAATGTAATATTTCAAAGAAGTAGGACTAATTTTATAGCAAAAAGAACAGAGCAATATAAAACTTGGGCAGGAAGTCAAGATGCGGAACCTTTGATGTCTGAATTAACTGTTGATAAATATGATTGGTTCTGGAATAATATAAATATAACAGGAGCTACAATTCTAGATGAGGACTCTTTAACTGAAGATGAAATATATACTCGTACAAATAATATTATAACTTCTTAAAATTATAAATATAAAAATAAATATCCTAAATCATAAAGGTACATGATACACTTTCCAAAAATAGTAGTTGACACGAGGTGCAAATTTTTGGTATAATTAAACCATTGGAGGTATAAGAATAAAAGCATGAGTGCAGGAAAATACAACATAAAAATTGACCAGGGCAGTGATTTCTCGTTA